CCCCCCCATTCCGGGGGGGAGAGAACCTGTCTTTCGACAGGTTTACCATTATCGGTCTCCGGTACTTTCGGTTTCTCAACGGAGAGAACCGGATTAAGGAACTACTATGGCAGAGCTTAGGACAAAAGCGATAGGAAACCTTTCTGACACTGTTACGAGCCAAAAGCTCTATAGCAGTAGCTGTTCAAATATGCAGGTTACAAATAGCCTCGATTTGACAGTTTCCCAAGACTATTATCGTCATTGGGGAGAAAGTATTCCGCGCTTCCATCAGAAACTACGTGACGGCGTGTTACTTCCACTTACATACTGGTATCAAGCCAGGGTAGTAGGTGGTTGTACCACTGCTAATCACGAGTTAAACCTTGGTTCAAGCTGTTCCTATTGGGACAACTTGCGACCTCTCTTAAATGAACAGGAGTTTCTCTTGCTCACTCTAAGCCTAGAAGACCTTGGGTTCGATGTCGAAGAAATTCGGTATCGTCGCCTAGGATATCTTCAGGCAGCCGCAGCTGAAATTTACAGCCGTGGCTGGGATGGTTTAACTTTTGTTGCTGAGCTTCACAAACTAATCGAAATGTTCTCCAACTTTGTCCTCAGAGCGGTTAAAACCATTCTGAAGGGCGACTACTCTTCAGCTTGGCTGGAGGGTAGATACGGTTGGCGAATCTTGTTATATGATATTGAAGATATCAATAACTTGATCGAGCAGTTGAATGAAGCACGTCCTGAGTTTGCCAAGGAAAGAGTTGGAGGTCAATACGTGGAGATCATAACTGAGTCTCCATACTACGCCGATGCTTCTGGTACACGTTATTACAACAAGGTTACAACCTTGGACGTGTCACTTCGAGGCAATATCGTCGCAGCGTATGACCCTCCTGCCATCATCTTTAACCCCGTCAACACTGCTTGGGAACTGGTAAAGTTCTCCTTCATTGTTGATTGGATCTTGGATGTTGGCACTTGGATTCAATCCTTGAGCTTTCTGCTTTTAAGTAGACATCACTATGCAGCTGTTGGTACGCACGGTAAGATTACAAGGGAAGTTACCTTGGATTCCTATGTGCCCGCCAACGGCTACACTGGTGATAGCTCCTTTAGTAGTAAGGTTGAAGCTCAAATTACCGAGCGACTTCCTTCCTCAGTACCACTTCGTCCGTTACCCGGTTTGAATCTCGATGTGTTGAAGGTCGCAGACCTCCTCGCATTGTTTCTTCAGACCGTTAACCGAGCGCCGTTACCGAAAGGTTTTGCGGCGTAACTGTATGGTGTCGCTCATATAACCCTGATCAGGTTATATAGAGCTCGTTTCCTGAGATCTTGACACGGAGCTGGCAAAAAGTAAGTCCAGTCTGTGGCATTATCTGTGAAGGAAATACCTGGTGAAACTCCAGGATTAACCAATGAGTTACGCCGCTTCCAACGGAAAGCGGTTCTCGATAAGGAGAAGTAATATGGCAGCCATGACGACTGCACTCACTGAGTTTTCCGATAATGGAAACTCACGCACGTACACGTACACTGGGCACTCGGCGAGTGAACCTCGCCTCGTGTTGCAGCGGCGTCGTACTCCTACTGGCCAGAATTCCGTAATCGAGGATACCGTTTCGGTACTTTCGAGCACGGAAGACTCCAATGGAGTCATTCTGGACAGTAAGGTCTTGTTCACTGCTACCGTCCGTCGTCCCATCAATGGGATCTCGGCGGATGTCACAGCGGCCCTGGCCATCTTTCGCGATGTTGTCGCGGGGGATGAGTTCGGTAACACTGTGAGTACGCAGGAATGGCTAGTCTAACGGGGTGACCCATTAGGCTAGAGAAATCTATGGAAAATCCATGGAAATCAAAAATGATAGCTGGATCAGTAATCGCCATTATCTTACTCAGTCTTAATGGACTGTGTGAGATGTGGGGGCTACCATGCCATCTATCATCTCCGTCTACCGTCATTGCCCCACAACCGGAAGGTTGAAAGGCAAGTCGGGTAATCCCAAGGCATTCGTCTTCCCGCTTCCCAGACATTTATGATGACTCTTTTGGGCATATAGCCCGAAGAGCCATCGTCTGTGAAGTAGGGGACGATTTGTCTTGGTCCTGTGTAGCAGTTGAATAGGAGGATCCTATGAAGGACCTGACTAGTGTAATATACGACATAAGTCGTGCTTACATTCAAGACCGTAAGGAGTACCTAAGTACGGACGACCAAAATCTCTTAATCGGAGCAATCCGACGCAGAGACTTGGCCTTCCTAACTTCCTGCGCTACGTCACCCCGTCTCTCGGCTTTGTCTTCGAGAGAAGGTCTTCGGACCTTGATGCAGGTGGAAGCGTTCTTCAAAAAGAACAGTCTGTTCTCCGGCGATCATTGTAGAGCGGCAGCTCTTGACACCTTTTTACGAGGTGAAAAGATATGCCGTATCGCAAATCGCCGTCTTGACTACTACTATTCTCAGCGCGATCGATTAGATCCCGATCTGAGATTGTGGGTATCAAGAATGGAGATAGACATCCACCGCATCCTGGGCGAAACCTCGACTTTTCTGGAAGAAATTCCAAGATTGGTCAGGGTGACAGCAGGAGCCACTGCATCTGCTAGTCGAAGGAACGCCACAGGGCATCGACGTGTGTCGAAAAGACCCTGGTGCACTCCTGACGCGGTCCCATACTTGTCTGCCCTCTCCTCTTTCTGGGGATACGGTAAGATCAAGCCAAGACTTCGTCTGACTAACAGAGTAGAGTTCGTACCTAAGAACTGGAAAACCGACCGTACTATCGCTTGCGAAACTGAGGGTAACGTTCTCCTTCAGCTTGCTTGTGATAAGTACATTAAGCGTCGGCTAAGACGAATCGGAATCGATTTGTCGGACCAGACTCGAAACCAAGATTTAGCTAAAGAGGGTTCTTTAAGTGGCGAATTAGCCACAGTAGATCTCTCAATGGCTTCCGATACACTCGCTTACAATACCGTCGCCTGGCTCTTTCCACAGAGCTGGGTTAAGGTGTTGTCCGACTTCCGCTCTAAACAAGCGGTCGTTGGTAAAGGTAGTGATCGGTTCGTAGTGAATTATGCAAAGTTCTCCAGTATGGGGAACGGCGCTACATTCACTATTGAGACCTTGGTTTTCGCTGCTGCTTGTAGAGCTGTGGGAAGCAAAGCATACTCTGTCTACGGAGATGATATTATCATCGAAGCAGATTTGTATGCCAAGCTAGTACGGCTCCTCAAGTTCTTCGGATTCTCAACAAACGCCGATAAGAGTTTTCACACAGGACCCTTTCGGGAATCGTGTGGCTCTAACTGGTACCTCGGAACTGACATAACCCCGAAGTATATTCGGGACTTAGATCGCCGCAAGGCGGTCAAGTGTCATCTCATCAATTCCCTTATGGAAATTGCTGAGTACGAGGGGGAGATGTGGAAGTATCTACTCAAGCTAACGCTCGAGTGGGAGCTTCCGTTGTCTCCGTTCAATGAGAATACGATGAGCGGGGTGTGGATCCATCCACACTTTGCCTATCGTGAGAAGATGATACGGACCCGCCACCAGATTGCATTTTTCAAAGGGTATGTACCCCAAGGAAAATCACATTTGGTTGCGGACATCCGGTCTCTCTTTCTGTGGCATTTAATGGCACAGTTAGATCGTACTGGATGTTATAGGTTCATTAACCAGAAGGTTAGTGATCCTGTTCAGCCCGTTCTCAGCAGTAGGTACACCTCTTCCAGCCACAAGTATGTGCGGAAGTGGGTCCACTGGAGGATTCCAGTGGCGGGTGCGCCCGAGAACCTGTTTGGGTTCTCGGAACATCTATTCCGTCG